TTCATATTAGCAGAATCACCTGTAACAGCAGTATCAAAAATAATTTGTTGTTGACGGCTAGCCTCGTCTATCGCTGCTTTCTTTTCTTCACGTACACGAACCTCTTCCTGTAGTATGTTTGAGAAGTTTGCTCCAACCTCAGCCCAATTTACTGCACTGTTTGGATTTCCCGCTTGATAATCGTAGTATGTTGCCATTTATTTATTTTTAATTATATATATCAAAAAAGGATCTTGAAAAATCTGGATTGTCTTGCATATAAAGTTGTTGTTCTTGTAGGGTCATAGAATCAAATTCAACTTTTGATAAATTAAGTTTTTCACTATATCCTCCTGTTGTAGTTGTATTAACATCACCAAATGTTTGTTTACCACTAAGTACATCATTTGCGTTAAAATTCCTTGTTTCTACTATAGGACTAAAACTACCAGCCATCTCAGCTTGTATAGTTGTATCGTTTCTCTTAGCTATTCGACCTGCTTTTGCAAATGCACGAGTACCTTTAGTCTTAGAATATAAAGCTGGTGCAGCTACTACCGCTTGTAATGTATTCCCAATACCTTGAACGGCTTCTGATTTAGCTATATTTGCAGCCTCTTGAGCCTCAGCCGCTGCCCTTTGGGCTCCTGCTACCTCATTTAGATCCATACCTACAGTAATATCTCTAAGTCTTGAATCCTCTTGAGCTTGAGCAGCCTCAAGATTAAATAAGTCCATACTCTGTTGGTCTCTAATATTACCTTGACCTTCTTGTTGAGCAGCTAACAATTTTCCTGCTACCGCACCTCCACCTCTTTCACTTTCAATAGCGGCCTCCATAATCTGCGCTCCAGCTGCTACCATAGCCTCCCTCTCTCTTTCATAAGGTTCTTTATTTATACCCAACTCATCTGCATAATTTACCTTAAGTTTCTCTTTAGCTTCCGCTAGCTTACGAGCTGCATCAGCCTCAGCTTTTCTTTTTCTTTCTTCTGCCTTCTTTTTTTCCGCAAATGAAACTGCTGCTGCCGCCGCTGCTAGTGCTACGGATGCGATTGCTGCTATAGTTGCTGTAACCGATATTACTCCTGCCATAATACTTTATTTTTTTCTATTAATTCTAATGGTAACTCTTTATAACTATCCGTATATACATCTAGCTCTGCCTCTTCAACTGTCTTTGCGTCTGTTCTATATACACATACCCATACACAATCTTCGTGCATTACAGCAACTCTTTGAGTACCTGCTTCTGTCTCTACAACCATAGGAGCCTTGATTCTTTTTACCTGACCCATATCATCTAATACAGACATCTCACCACTCATAAAAAAAGAAGGATGATCTTGCTTGTGTATAAAACTAATAACTAAAGAATCCTTTGGCATAAACACCTCTCTTGTGTATAGCCCATTTTCTAATTTTTCTTTTATAGGACATATATTACTCATCTCATCCGACTGAGATTCCCCTGCTTTATGTTGTACTGTTCCTCCAAATTCTGCCATCTGATTTTTAAATTCAGATATCTTCTCCCATATTAATCCTCTATTTGAATTAATACCTTTTAGTAATTCTGTTGTCTCGTCAATTAAAGTAAGATCTTCCATACTGCAAAGATAAAGAATTTTAAGGGAATGATTTCATAATTTCTGACTCAATAGCAAATAACTCTATTTTTGATGTGCTATCATTTGTTAAATCAAATACACCATAATGACCTAATACTCCGTGAGATTCAGCTATTGCATTTTTTATATATAGATAATAGTTATCTTGATCTGGTGGAGTAACGGTTCCATTTATATTGGTATCAACTTTAAATTGGTTAATACTGGATCTTAAGTTTACATTTATCTCTGTTATCTGACCTACAAGTTTTGGCCCGGTTGCTGTTGTAAAGTAAAGCATATCTCCAATACTAACAATATTTCCCAAATCAATAGTTATAGCAAAGTCAATAGTTATAATATTATTAACAACTGCACTAGTAGTTGTGCTATTACCAATACCATTTAAAGATCGTAATGCATATTCATCTAGACCCGCAGGAGTTGTACCTGAGTTTCTTATAAATGAAAACCAAGCACCTTCTTTCTTTACAAACCATTCCTTCTCAATATATCCTGAGTCTTGAATATCTGTGGCTATAGTTATATCCCATATACTATCACCCTCTATATTTATAGTTTTAAATAATTTATTTTCCAAAGGTGAATCATTAAATACCGATTGTAATGTACTTGTATACTGATCACCATAATAATTATTACGGACCTCGTTCACATTATGACGGTAAAGGTTACCCTTGTTAAAGGTATAGAAGTAATTATTCATACCTATCATCCAATCAGGTACATAAGAATAGAATGATGGCCATCCTTTTACTGATTCATCATATGTTAATGTATTATTTTGATTTGTTGGTGCTGACATATTTTATATTTTACAAGGCTACACATTGAATAGCTCCACATCTCTTAATTATTTCTACTTTATTTTGATTTACTCCTGGATTAGCTGGGTCATCAGCGTATGTTTTAAATATCCTCCAAGAATTATTATCCTCTAAGGTTGATGTATTTATTACATTAGAATAAGCATACCATTGGTCGTATGCTAAAACCTCACCACTAATAAAATCTCCAGATTGAAGTCCAACATAGGCATTTGTTCTACCTATGGTCATCATATAATTAGCCTCTGATGCACAAAAATCATCACACGACGATACGGGAGCTGAAGTATAGAATCCATAAGTACCTCCGCCGCCGCCACAAGATGGACAAGTTTGGACCTCTTCAAAACTGCAATTTAATAGCTCTCTACTAATGGAGCCTTCTGAATAAAATCCATCAGAGGCGCATATAGTTAATTCTTCATCAGTAAATGCTGCTGTTGAATTTGATAAGGTTGTTCCGTCTAAATAATATATTGGCATAATTTAATTTATTAAGGGCAAACCCCATTATTTGTTAATGTATTTGAGCCTGGATCCACTAAGCTTGTTATTGCGCAAAATGTGGCTTCTTGATATGCTCCTGTTCCACCTATAAGAGCCTGTACATTTACACCCGTGCAATTTGTATATGTATATAGATCTTGGGTATTTGAATATGTAGAAACTGTATAGCTACTACAAACAATAGTTGAATCAAAGTTACATTTAGCAACATTACCGCAGGTTGTGGTGACATTAGAATATATAGTTGCATCCGGAGTTGTTCCATAGCGCATCAATCTACCACAACTAACATATGTTCCTATACTACCACCTACACCTTGACGATATGATATAACTGAATTGATACCAATACCAGAGGCAGTAACTGAAACAGTAAATATTGTTCCTGTTACACAATCTTCTAACTCATATATATTTGTGGCTGCTGGGCAATCACAACAAGAATCAAGAACATTATCCCTTACACATAAATCAATTGGTGTACTGTCTCTATAATCCCAAACCAAATACAAATAATCTCCTGTAGTAGGCATTGCAAATGTAGAATTATAATCAGTATTACCTCCTGATGGTGGATTTGTTGGTGTTGGTATAGTACTTGCCACTAATAAAGCTCGTATATCAGTAGTGTTATTATTATATAATGTATTAGTTCTTAGGTATCTAAAATTATCTGAATTTGGATTAAAATCATAGGTATCAGATCCGTACTTATCTGAGATTATTGTTATAACAGAACTGTTAGTTGGTATATTACTGCCTCCTTGTGGTCCTGTAATCATATCATATAAAGATACTATAGGAGAATTACCTCCTAAGAATGTTACCTGATTTGATTGCAATGGAGATTGGAATGTTCCATCTACCCATTTATATTCATTATGAATTTGTTTACCTAAATCAGGGTTTCCTGATACCGAGACTAATACAAGTGTAATAGTATCTCCTATAGGACAATTTACAGTAATACCAAAATCTATATTATCGGTTGCCTGTACTAATATACTCACCTCATTTACTAATATATCATCTTTTAAAAATGTTAATGTGCCACCGGTACTTACACTACCTGTCGTAGTAACAACTCCATTGTAAATAGCAATAACCTCAAACGTTCCTGTAATAGGTAATTCAACATCATATTCAATATTAACAAACCCTGTTAATTCCCCCACATCATAACAATAAGTATATGGATTTGTATTACTAACCAAAACTGACTCTGTAATACCACAATTCTTACATCCTGTAGTTATAGGTATTTTTATTTGATTAGATGATAATACAAACTCATTCATATAAGGATCAAAGCCACCTAATTTTTGAGTAGCAAAAGAACTATTAAATAGATCTCTAAACCAAGGTCTCATACCATCCTGTGAGATTGGTATTAGCTGCTCATTCTTACCGCTCGTTCCTTTTAAATTTAAAACTGTCCCTCTCTTGGCATCAGTAAAGAATTTATCAGGTCCCCATTCAGAAAAACTTTCCGGGTTATGAGATATTCCAAACTCTTCAACTCTTGCAATCTGTATTCCTAAAACTTCAGGTACTGATACTAAAGCATTTCCACCACCAGCATCGGATAGTAAGTTTTTACCTCCTAATACATAAGATATCTTATCCTCCTGCAGTGTTAGTATATCTGTCTCTCTTGCAAATAATTTATTAATAGGGCCAAATGATGACTCTAATATTTTAAAGTTTAACAGTCCAATATTAAACTCATTTAGTTTATTTATATTTGATTCTGTATTATAAATACCACTATATGTTATATCAGAAAATCTTTTTTCAGCACCATATAGTTTAGAGTTTGTTGTTGTTGCTCTATTACCAAGAACAAGTTCCTTTCCTGTAATAGCATCTTCAATTTTATAACTCTCAGCCCCATTACCAAATGCGTAGCAATTAAAAAATTTACTATTTATTATTGCCGCTGCTCCTGTTGAAAAATTCTGGTCTTGTAAATCACCTGAATGCTGCCCTAATGAATCTATAGAATATGACTCAGAAGACTCATACCATAAATCTGGCTCTGCATCTGCAGGATCAGATTCAAAAATAAGTGTTCCTCTAGCACGTATTACGGTAATCTCAGTGATAGCTGTTGTAGATTTTAAGTTATTTCCACTATATCCATCTGTTCCTTTAAATCTAAAATATGAACGCTCATCACAAGTATTAGGATCTGTTCTAAGGAAATCACTCTTTGTATCGTCAAAAGAACAAGTGAATCCATTATCAAAACCTGGTCCTGTTACTCCTGTTCCTGAATCGTGTCCTTGTGCTTCTAATGCACCTGCAATATTCTCACCTCTAAACCAATCCTCAAAATTAGCATATAATTTAGGAGATGTAAATTCTGTATCTACATTCCAAGTTTTTTGTTCTACTTTACGTATACCTCTCCTATCACTAGATAAATGTATTTTTATAATTGATCCTGGAGGTATTGTATAATCTATATATTTATACGTTTCAGGTTGACCATTGACACAATCAGCCTCTATATAAGCAGGGTTAAGTACATCAACTGGATATGTATTATACGGACATCCACCGTGTGTTCTATGCCATTTATGTTCTCCGTATTCTACAACAGGAAAATCTCCTGTAGTAGTAGAAAAGTTATTGGCCTGAAGCTTCATATACACACCGCCAGGTACTGGAATTTCAGCTCCTGTTGAATCTGAAGGTTTTGGTATAAGAAAATCTTGTTTTTGTGTTTCTTTCTCTAATACTGTAGTCCAAGCACAAGTAGCTAGTGGACCTTCAGTATCTGCCTTTACTATCATCTCATCTCCCGACTCTACCTTACTTGAATTTTGGCCATCAAGCAAAAAATAATCAAATCCTGAGCTTGAATCTCTAAAAAAGAAATTAGAGTAGATAACATTATAACCTTTCTTGTCAGGCTTTATCACAAACTTGTATCGTTTAGCCCAATAAGGAGCAACTTGCAAGGTTGGTATAGTTATACTTATACTGTTAGCGGTATCAGATGCAATACAAGGAATATGTATATTATTTTGAGGACTAACCTGTGCTGTCGACATACGATTATACTCATCCATATATACAATACCAATCTCATAACCTCTATTGCTATGTAAACTTTTAGGATCACCTAGTTGTTGGAAATCTACTTCAGCTATTGTTATTTTGTAATACTCCCAAATTTCAACCGTTATAGCAAGTGGGTCATCAACAAATAACATAGTTGGTAACTGTAATCCTAGAGAATTAGAGTTGGGAGAACTAACAATATAAACACCTTGGTTTGCTTGTGTTCTACCACTTTGATATTTAAAAACTGCACCACCACCCCTAGAAAGTTCATTAGGTATTGCACAATTAAATAAATCTGTAAATGTTATTCCGGTACAAGAATCAGCAACAGTCTCTATTGTTCCTGGAGGATTAGGTAAATCAGTTCCTATCTTTTTTTTAAAATCATCGGAGAGTGCCAATTCATTAACAGTATCATAATAATCTATAAGAGTATATAAAAAATTAACAACTGTATCTTGAGTTTCATCATCAGGTTCAGTAGGATTTCCAAAAAATTGACTATGTTGGAATCTAACTAAAAAATTAATAGTTGAACCCGGTTTTAATACAAGATCTGTAAGATCTGCAGAAATTATTGAATTATCTATTTCCAATGGTGCATTCCAACTATATTGACCTATAGTTGTTTCAAACCCAAGAGTTGAAAAACCAATCTGCTTACTGCTATAGTCTACAAAATATTCAAATTTTGTAGGGTTTCCATTAATATCTTTTAAATCATAACCCTCAAGATAATTAGCATACATAAGTCTATTACCCATAAGAGTCTGTGACTTAGCTAGTAATGGAACATTATCAAATAATCTTAATATCTCTGATGACGGAAGTATTGTAAATATCTTACTATTATTAAAAGTAAATTGATAATTAGTATCATCAGCTATTCCTTCATCTTCTTTATTTATCTTCTCTATAATCTTAATTACAGAAGAGTTCATATCCTTGAATAAAAGATCTACAGACTTTACAAGTGGACCGCCTGAGTTATATGTAATCTTACAGGCATTTGTAGAGTTTAACATACCTTCATTTAATGCGGTGTCTCTACTATAATCAAAAGGTTTTGGTATAAAGGAAGGAGCACTAAATTGAGATGTTGCAGAATACTCACCATCTTCATATCTATATCTATAAGCGAAAGAAATAAATCTATCCTCTAGAAAATTATCTTGACCCGAAGTGGCCATAGGCTCAATAGTAGGTCTTGTTGTTGGTGGCTTCTTAATAACAAGTAATGACTCTAAAGAAAACCCATCTATTCCACCCCCTGATGGATTAGGATAGTTTCTTTTTACATTTATTTGTTTAGGATCGGTATAATTATCTGTAAAATAAAATAAATCTTCAATCTTATTTACTCCAGTTATAAGGTGTTTAGAATCAAAATTTAATGTAGTATTAATACTATCACCATCATCCATAGAAATAATATGATATATTACACTTTCTGTTTTCACATCATATGATACTATCAAATCAATCTTTCCTGTATTAGAACTTGGAAAACTACCATCGTGAATAAACCAATATATAGTCTCATTAGATCCATCTTCAAATGCACCTATACATCTTGCATTATCACTTAAAGCATTACCATCGTAGGATAGGCTTGTTAATAGAGTATTCCCTTTTGAATTTTCTATAACACCTACCTCTGATAATTCTGTAGATCCCATACGAACATTTAATGCATCAACATATTGACCATTTGGAATTAGACGCTCATCGACCATCTTATTCATTATTCCAGAACTAAAATTTCTTGTGAAGTTTGCCATACTATTTCAACCACTTATCTTTTCCTCGCATATTCATTAATAATCTGCCAGGATGTATATTACTAATTCTGATTTTTGCATTTGCCAATAGAGAACGTTTTCGTTTTCTTGCTCTTGTAATCACATACTCCTGTACCCCAAGCTTTGAGCTTAAGATTGAGTACTCAATATATGCATATATAAATTCTTCAAACATTTTATTTACAGTAATCTTACTATTATCACCACCTTCCATACCATCTGAAATATATTCAAGAACGACTAATTTATGCTGCATCCCTGAGCTAAAATTAATAACACCCTTCTTGCTATTTATTTTAAAGGTAGGATTAGAATTAGCGGTCTCAGTATTTAAGCCAAACCGACTACCAATCTGTCTCTCAAAATACCAATCCCCGCCGTCATTATATCCCATAGACCCATTATAAGCAGATCCTTGGTTTAAGTAAATTGAAGGTTGGATAGTAAATATCCTTGCATAATCTAACTCTGAAAATTGTGGAGATATTGCATTCCCATCAATATCAAATAATATCTTACCTGTATTATCTTGAAGATAAGCTGCTGACCAATTCGTTTGGATATTCTCACTAAGAGGGTGAAGTACACCATTAACTTCTTGTGATATTCTAACCCAGTTCACATAATCTGAAGGTAATATATACCTAAGCTGATCATCTACACTTAACTCTAAAACCTTTATCTCTTTAAATGCATCGTAGTTTAACTCCTGCACCGCACGCTTTGCGTGGAATAATATTTTAAATCGCTCCTCATTATTTACAACGCTATGGTTTCCTTGGTACATCAACATAAAATTGTTGACTATCTCAAATAAAGACACATACTGGTACGAACCCCAATTCTCATCTATAGGATCTACCCCTCCATTTTCATAATACTGATACTGTGATATATATGCCATAATTATTGTGATTGTTGTTGTTGAGTTTCTATCTGCTCAATACCTCCTGCGAACTGTACTACAGACGCTTCTCTAATAGACATACCTGCATATTGCAATATCTTTTTCACTAGGTTTCCTTCATCATCTAAAGGCAACTCAAAATCTTGATAGTCAGATTGAGACTGATCAAAAGCAGGTTCACCGCTTGATCCTAGAGATACATATGTCCATTTAGGAACATTTGGATACCTTATATATTGAGATAAGACCCTCCCTAGTTCAGTAATAGAGCTTGGATAAGCGGTTAATAATATCGCCTCCTCTGTATAAGCTGGATAGGTTAATGATGGCGCAGTTAGTAATGAGTTGTTTAACATAGTTATCTTGCTGTGCGTAACCTTCTCAGCCTCCTGTATATCATTCTTATATATTTGGTATATAGTACCCACACTATCCCAAACAAGAGTAGTATCAACACTATCTGTAGTTGTTAATGTTGTCTCAGATACAACGATTGTAACTGTAACATACTGTGTTATACCAGATCTTACTAGAGCTACAGTATCCCCTACCTTTACACCATCTGTTATAAATGTTGATGACGTATCGATACATTGACTATTGCCTCCAGAAACACCATCTGTGGTTCCGCTAGTTAAAGGTGTTGTGTATACTAATATTTTATTTATTAAGTAGTAATCACCACCGGTAGTTGTCTGTGATGGCAAGTAGTATTGATTATTTATTGGAGCTGAAGATGAGTTAGTGCTCAATGGACTTGATACTGAAAACATATCAATAACCTCCTCTATTCCTTTTCTAATATCAGCATATCCAGTTCCTGATATACGAGTATTTTCTTTATTTATTTGGTTGTTGTACTCATAGAAATAATTCTCAAAGATATCTAACTGTGCTTGCTTAGCAAACAGGTTAAAGTCTGACGGAGATATGTATCCGTAATTATTCTTATTAAGTACAGACAGTACTGTATTTCTAACTGAGTTAATCATCTGTAAACATTTTTACAAAGATA